TGAGGATATGAAACCTTGGAAATCAGATATTACAAATCAAACAGAATTTATGATTCGCTCTGAAGATATATTGACTATATTAGATCCTAATGGTACAATACTTGACAAGTATACTGAACTAACTGCGTAATGAGATTTTATACCAACGTCCAAATGGTCGGAGATAATTTCTTGGTTCGTGGATATGAAGATGGAAAACATTTTGCTACTCGTGAAAAGTTTTACCCAACGTTATTTGTAGATTCAAAGAGAAAAACAAAATATAAAACACTTGATGGTTTACCCGTTGAACCAATTGAACCTGGCACAGTAAGAGATTGTCGTGAATTTATCAAAAAATATAATGATGTAGAAAACTTTAATGTTTATGGAAATGAAAGATTTATCTATCAGTATATCTCATCAAAGTATCCAGAAACAGAATTAAAGTTTGATATCGAACAAATCAAATTAACCACAATTGATATTGAGGTTAAATCAGAATATGGATTCCCTGATGTAGAATCTTGTGCAGAAGAAATACTTTTAATTACTTTACAAGATTATACAACAAAACAAATTCGTACTTGGGGTCTTGGTGCATTTAATAATAAGCAAGAGAATGTAATATACAAATCATTTAGAACAGAGTATGAACTTCTTACTGATTTCATCAACTGGTGGATGATTGAGGATAATACACCAGAGGTTATTACTGGTTGGAATAGTAAGTTGTATGATATCCCATATCTTTGTCGTCGTATTGACAGAATACTTGGTGAGAAACTAAAGAAGAGAATGTCACCTTGGGGATTAGTAACAGAAGAAGAAACATTTATCGCAGGTCGTAAACATATTTCATATGATATTGGTGGAGTATCTCAGTTAGATTATCTTGACTTGTACAAGAAGTTTACTTACAAAGCACAAGAATCATACCGATTAGATTATATTGCATCTGTTGAACTTGGACAAAAGAAATTAGATCACTCAGAGTTTGATACATTCAAAGACTTCTATACAAAAGGTTGGCAGAAGTTTGTAGAATATAACATCATTGACGTTGAACTTGTTGATCGTCTTGAGGACAAGATGAAGTTGATTGAACTTGCTTTGACAATGGCATACGATGCAAAGGTTAATTATGAAGATGTATTCTATCAGGTTCGTATGTGGGATACAATTATCTACAATTATTTGAAGAGAAGAAATATTGTCATTCCACCAAAGAATCGTTCAAATAAAAATGATAAGTATGCAGGTGCATATGTTAAAGAACCAATACCTGGCAAATATGATTGGGTTGTATCTTTTGACTTGAATAGTCTATATCCGCATTTGATAATGCAATATAATATTTCTCCAGAGACTTTACTAGATACAAGACATCCATCTGTCACTGTTGATAAGATACTTTCTGAAGAAGTAACATTTGAAATGTATAAAGATAATGCTGTTTGTGCGAATGGTGCGATGTATCGAAAAGATGTTCGTGGATTTTTACCAGAACTGATGGAGAAGATGTATAATGAAAGGGTGATCTTCAAAAAAAGAATGATTACTGCAAAGAAGAAATATGAAAAGACCCCAACAAAAAATCTTGAAAAAGAAATTGCAAGATGTAATAATATTCAGATGGCAAAAAAGATTTCCCTTAACTCTGCTTATGGTGCTATTGGTAATCAATATTTTCGCTATTATAAACTTGCCAACGCAGAAGCTATTACACTATCTGGTCAGGTTTCTATCCGTTGGATAGAAAACCGTATGAACAAGTATCTAAACAAAATTTTAAAAACGGAGAACGAAGACTATGTTATTGCCAGCGATACTGATTCCATCTACCTTAATCTGGGTCCTTTGGTTGAAACTGTATACAAAGGGAGAGAGACGACTAATGAAAGCATTGTGTCGTTCCTTAATAAGATCTGTGAGATGGAACTTGAAAAGTATATTACGAGTTCTTATGAAACGTTGGCGAACTACGTAAATGCTTATGACCAAAAGATGTTTATGAAGCGAGAGAACATCGCAGACCGTGGTATATGGACAGCAAAGAAAAGATATATTCTAAACGTATGGGATAGTGAAGGAGTTAGATATGATGAACCAAAATTAAAGATGATGGGTATTGAAGCAGTGAAGTCATCAACTCCTGCACCTTGTCGTTTACTTATTAAGAATGCACTGAAGTTAATGATGAATGGAACAGAAGAAGATGTGATAGATTTTATTGATGAGTCCAGAAAACAATTCAAAAAATTACCACCAGAAGAGATTGCCTTTCCTCGCACTGCATCGAATGTTCAAAAGTATAAATCACATTCTATGATTTATGAAAAGGGAACTCCTATACATATACGGGGTGCATTATTGTTTAATCATTATGTGAAAGAGAAAAAGTTAGACAATAAATATTCACTCATCAGTAATGGAGAGAAAGTCAAATTTCTTTACCTACAAAAACCAAATATCATTCAAGAGAATGTAATATCATTCATTCAAGACTTTCCCAGAGAACTTGGACTTGAGAAGTATGTTGATTACGATTTACAATTCGATAAAAGTTTTGTTGAACCACTTAAAGCAATCCTCGATGCAATTGGGTGGAATGTTGAAAAAACTGTAAACCTAGAACTATTTTTTTCCTAATGGAATTACCTATTAATGATCAAGATTTAGATACAATTGTGAATGCTCTTGCACTTGGGGGAGATGCACGTTTATATCATCTTTTGAAAGAAGTTAAAGATGTCAGAGATAATAATCCTGACGGACCTTATAAAAAGATATTGAGAGATAAAGGAATAACAATTTGACCTTGACGAATTGAAATAAAAATAGTATAATAAAAATAAAATGGATTGTTGGCACTGTGGCACTGAACTCATCTGGGGTGGAGACCACGATTTAGAAGAGGAGTTCTATGGCGAAGATCATGCATATGACTTCGTAACTAATTTATCTTGTCCAAAGTGTCAAGCCTATGTTGAAGTACATCATCGTAAAGAGGGTAAAGAATGGATTTCTTGAAAGAAATTGTAAAAGAGATTGGTGACGATTTTACCAAAGTAGCACAAGATATAGATGAAACAGAAAGATTCATTGATACAGGAAGTCATATCTTTAATGCAGTTGTTAGCGGTTCCATTTATGGTGGTGTATCTAGTAATAAGATTACTGCCATCGCTGGTGAAAGCTCTACTGGAAAGACTTATTTTTCCTTGGCTGTTGTCAAAAACTTTTTGGATAATAACCCTGATGGTTACTGCCTTTATTTTGACACCGAGGCTGCTGTCAACAAAGGACTACTTGAGTCTCGTGGGGTTGACTTAACACGTACAGTTGTTGTAAACGTTGTTACAATTGAAGAGTTTCGTGGTAAGGCACTGAAGGCAGTAGATATATACTCTAAAACAGATGAAGAGAATCGCAAACCTTGTATGTTTGTATTAGATTCTTTAGGTATGCTTTCCACAGAGAAAGAGATTAAAGATGCACTTGATGATAAACAAGTTCGTGATATGACCAAATCACAACTTGTCAAAGGTGCATTTCGTATGCTTACACTCAAACTTGGTCAAGCAAATATTCCATTAATAGTTACAAATCACACCTATGACGTTATCGGATCTTACTTCCCTACAAAAGAAATGGGTGGAGGCAGCGGTCTCAAGTATGCAGCATCTACAATCATCTATCTCTCAAAGAAAAAAGAGAAAGACGGAAAGGATGTCATTGGAAATGTTATCAAAGCAAAGACTCATAAATCACGTTTAAGTAAGGAGAACAAAGAAGTTGAGATTAGACTTTATTACGACGAACGTGGACTCGATAGATATTATGGGTTATTGGAACTGGGTGAGAAGCATGGAGTCTTCAAACGTAAGGGGAATCGAATTATTGTTGGTGAATCTTCCGTTTATCCTTCTGCTATTCTGGCCGATCCTGATAAGTATTTCACGGAGGAAGTAATGGAAAAACTCGAAGAAGCATCGAATGAAGAATTTAGTTACGGAGAGTGACTTCGTTGAAATCTATGATGACTTTCTTTCTGAATCAACATGTTCACAACTAATAAGTTTAGTAGACGAAGAAA